TTGAGTAACTAATAAATAATTAGAACTCGCTGATTTAATAATGTCTGGGGGGATTGGTGAAATCTCTTCTCCTTTGTAGAACAGCCTTTTGGCTATTTCACATGAGGGAGATTCATTATTCCCTATAGGGACTATAGATTTGTCTAAGGATATTGGAACATCCAAAGCTATCAATAGTTCTCTATATTTCCCAGCCACCTTTGGGTGGTTAATCACTATATCATCTCCTATCAGCATGTAATCTTGGAAGTGTTTTATTCCTTCCAGATACGCGCTGAACTGTACTAAAGCATGGTGAGTTATAGCAAAGGCTGGCCAAGAGGAGTAAAATCCCATTGGTTGACCAACTGCATAACGAACCTTTAAGTTGTCATTGACATAAAAGTCTCTGTCAACCATAAGTTTCTTCCATGCACTCGACAAGTTCTCTCCGTAATAGGCAGAAAGTACCTGTGCGATTAACTCGCATGGGAAACGATCTGTCGCATTACTTAGGTCATAACAATATGAAGGTCTGCCCTTTCTAGTTATAGAAAGCGCTTTATCCCCAATTTTATCATGGGAATAAGTACCATCAGAAGGTATGCCCCTTAATCCTTTCATGAGTGAATCATGAAGTGGTTTAAGGAGTTCTTGTGTAAAGTAGTCACCTATAGCAATAACTCTGGTCTTTAAACCACCTTCCGGAAGGAAGGCGATTCTGGAATGTTTATACTTTGCTCGAGATGACATGATTTTCTCATCAAGAGATAGTTTAATAATTCTAGAGTACCCTTCAATGTGTTTAGATAATGAGGAAGTAATAACTTTACTCATCTCTTTCACATTGTTGAATACTTCTGGATCAGAAGTCAGAGCGTAGGCGTCTTTTAGTATAGTGGTCATTGATGGTCCGTTTGGACCAGATGATCCACGGAGCAATATCTTTGATTCTTCCATCTTTGGCACAGGGTTTCTCTCTTTAAACAGAGGGAGAAACTCAAGCCACTTACTCTGCAGAGCCCTCCAAGCATCGTT